AACTGGACCGCGCAGTACACCGCAATCACGAAAGACGACCTGATTCGCAAGATGCGTCGTGCTCATGCGAAGATCGCCTTCCGCTCCCCGGTGTCTCACCCGGAGCCGAAGCTCTCTTCGATGGGCAACGGCATCTACACGAACTACGACGTGATCGCCCTCATGGAAGAGGCGGTCGAGGCTCAGAACATGAATCTCGGCAACGATCTCGCCAGCAAGGATGGGCGAGTCATGTTCAAGTCAAGCCCGATCACGTACGCGCCGAAGCTGGACGACGACAGCACCGATCCGGTCTACATGCTGGACTGGAAGTGGATCATCATCGGCGTCATGGCCGGGTGGGAGAACAACATGACGAAGCCGTACATGGTGCCTGGAAAGCATCTGGTTCGTCGTGTGGACATGGACGCTTCGCTCAACATGATCTGCACCGATCCGCGTCGGCAGGCCGTCTTCAGCAAGTAAGACCGCAACGCGGGAGTCGGTGATGTTCCGGCTCCCGCTTCAGACAGAAACACCGAGAAGGAGAAAGAGTCATGGATGCAAGTCTGAATGGACACATCGAAGGATCGAATCGGATTGTGAAGTGGGTGTGGTACACGGGTACCGACGCCATCAAAGAGGGCGAGGCCGTTTGCTACAACACCGACTACGGTACCGCCACTTCGGCGGCAGGCCGTCGCCACAACGAAGTCGAGCGCCCGACGCTCTCGAACAACGGTGCCTTCGCTGGCGTGGCGGCCCGCGACTACTCCGCGCAGAGCGGTGGCCAGTTCATCGAGATCAACGCTCCCGGTTCCCGTGGCGTGAATGTCGCTCTCGGCGTCGATACCGTTATCGGCACGGGTGCTATCACGTTCATTGCCGGGTCAGCCGGATCGCACCGGGGCCGCTTCTACACCGGGAAGTTCCTGGGGCGTGGCACCGCCATTCCTCGTCAGACCGTGACCGCGCTGCTCGAATCCGACATGACGGGTGGTACGTGGTCGCTGGCCACCGACGGTGTCACGTTGACGGTTGCGAGCACCACGGGGATCTCGGCGGGTGATACCGTCGTGCTGGTCGGCGGCGAAGTCGAGGACGGCGGCGGCTCCATCGTGGCTGGCAAGTACACGGTGAGCTCCGTCACCAATGCCACGACCCTGGTTCTCACGTCCACCGCTATCAGCGGGACGGCGGCGGCTGCGCTGAAGTGCTCCGGGTTCTGCTACACAGGGAATCCGAAGTGTCAGGCCGATCTGCTCGACGGCAGCGAAAGCTACGGCGTGGAGTTCATCAGCCCGATCAACGCGGGTGACACGGACGCAACGCACATGACGGGCGGCGTGTCCTACGTTTGCGGCACGGCGGCCCTGGCGGCAGACTTCGATATCGCCGTCGCCCAGGCTTCTCGGCCGGGTGACACGAAGGCGTTCATCTGTCTCGGCACGCAGGGGACGAATGACGTGACGCTGGTCTTCGGGACCAACGGCGTTCAGATGGACGGATCGACCGCCCTCGCCGAAGTCACCGCAATCGACGCGGCGAATGACGCATGGTACGGCGTTTTCGGTGGTGCCAAGTGGCACACGACCGACGTCGCTGGCGGCGCAACCGAGGGCTGATCCCTGGTTGCTTGATAGCAATCGAGGGGCCGTCGGTCTATTCCGGCGGTCCCTCTTCCAGAAGCCCGCTCAACAAGGAGGTACACCGTGGACGAATACGTGCAGAGCGTCCTGTCGGCAATGGGGATCGAAGAGCCGTCGAAGGACTTTGAGGCCATGTACTCGAAGGCGAAGCTGCTCAAGGATCGCGCATTCCCCGGCCGGATGAGTGTCGAAATGATCGCCTTCATCGCCTCGATCTCCCAGGGGAATAATGGCGACGAGAGCGAAGGCGACCCGAAGAAGGCGTAAGGAGTTCTCACAATGGCCGAGTCAACTCTATCGATAGGCTACCCCGATCTTGCGGCCGAAGTCGGTCGCTTCCTTGGATACGGAAGCACAAGCGGAAACTGGACAGCAGACCAGCTTTCGGAGATCGACGGGTACGTGCAGTCCGGGGTGCGGCAGTTCTACTACCCGCCAGCCGTCGAGGGAGTTCGACCCGGCCATCTGTGGTCATTCTTGCGGCCGATCACGACTATCGTGACGACGGAAGATCAAGAGGATGATGATCTTCCCGATGCGTTCGACAGGGTGATAGGTGAATTCCACTTTGAGCCCGAAGTGTATGTGAGGCCAATCGTGGTTGTGAGTGTTGCCGAGATCCTGAAGATGCGGCAACGCTCCGACGACTCCGGTCGCCCTCGTTATGCTGCTATCAGGTTCAAGGACGACGGCGACGGCAGTACCGGGCAGCGGCATGAAGTCATGTGGCACCCGGCTCCTGACGACGCTTACACGCTGACCTACCAATATTCCGCGTTCACGGGGAAGTTGAGCGACACGTATCCGTATCCACTTGGGGGTATGCGGTACTCTGAGCTCATCATCGAAAGCTGCCTTGCGGTTGCGGAGCAGCGAGCAGACGACGACCGGGGAGTTCACTGGGAGAGTTTTGTCAGGCTGCTATCATCGGCGGTCGAAGCAGACTCCCAGTACGGAGCCCAAGTGTACGGACACATGGGCGAAGGGGAGGAAACTCCTGCTATTCCCCGAAGAGCATTCACGGAGAATTATCCGATCACATACGACGGGGAGACTTGGTGATGGCGAACGGGAACGGGGACGCCCTGAATCAAGAGCTTATCGACCTGGAGGGAGCACTCAACAGGATGCACGAACAGCAGAACCCATGCACACCGGAGAATCACAAGGCGCTGGTGAGGCATGCGGTTCTGACTTCTCGCGCAGTGAGGGACCTTCGTCGGGCTGTGGATGGTGTACCGGACGCGGTCATGGCGAGACTTGGCGGCGGTGCGTTGACGGTGAAGAAGTTTGGTTTCGGGGCTGCGGCGGGAGTGGCAACGCCGCCGACTGCCGCGCTTGTTCTGGTCATTGTTCTTCGTGCCGTGGGGGTGCTATGAGCGAAAACGAATATCGTCCCGAGATCGGTGACGTTGGCTTCTCGGCCGGGATTGACGACGTGACTACCCGTGCTATCAGGTACTACACGACCGGACGCGGGGAATCCCCCACCGCAGCGGCCCATCAGTTTCAGATGATATCGAATGGCTTCGTCTGCGAGGCTCTTGTCGGCAAGGGCGTGGTGATTCGTTCATGGCGCGAGCGGCTCCGCGATTTCATGGACCGCAATGAGCACTTTCTCGTCATTCGTTCACCGGAGCCCCTGAGCTTCGAGACGCAATTCGAGATCGACTATGCCGCAGACAGAATCAAGGGCTCTCGGTACGGGTACATGGAGATTCTCTTGCAAGCCATGGATGGCAGGCTTCGCAAGTGGGGTTTTCTGAAGGAGAGACAACCGTTCTTCTCGAAGCTCGGCAACATCTTTCCTCGCACCATGATTTGCTCTCGGGCCGGGAACTACTGTCTCGTCAAGGCTGGCATCCTTCCGAAGAAAGCCATGGCCTACGCGCCTGACGATACTTTCGATACTCTTCGCGGTCGCGGCTGGATGGTTGTGACCATGGATGAAGGCGGTGAAGCGTACTGGAACTGGAACGCTCAAACAGAAAGGAAGACGGAAGATGAGAACGATTGATCTGCATACGTCCGATGGCATCGTGGTGCGAGTGCCTGGGGTTGGCATCCTGCTCGCTCATGGGACGACGGTACCGACGGATGGGACTGAGAACTACGCTCCCGGTTGCCTGTTCATCCACACGGACGGCAGCGCCGGAACGGTCATGTACTCGAACGAAGGGAGCCTGACGAGTTGCGACTTCAACGCGGTTGCGGCCCTGACCGCTACGCAAGAGGCGCTTCTCGGCGCGACGGCCGGGACGGTGACGGCAAGCAAGGCCGTTATCGTGGACTCGAACAAGGACGTGGCCGGGTTCAATAATGTGTCCATCGGCGGTGCCCTCGGCGTCACCGGGCTGGCCACGCTGGCGAAGCTGGCTTTTCCGGCATCGCAGGCTATCACGGCAACAGACGACGGGACCGGAGACGGGACGATTGCAGACGAGGGCATGCTCCTGTTCTGTACCGTGGACTGCGACAGTGACGCGAATCATATCTTCGTGCTGCCGACTCCGACGCCGGGGACCATCGTCATTGCCGCCGTCGGCGGTACGGGATGCGAGATGCGGTCGAGCGCCCCGGCCACCGTTGCTATCAATGGCGGGTCGGAAGCGAATGCCGAATCCGCAATCGCCGCCAACACTCTCGTTGTGGCGATCTGTGAGAGCGCGACATCGTGGAAGGCGTTCGGCATCGCCAGCGACGGAACGACGGCGGGCATCGAAGCTGCCGCAGCGGGTGCGTAATCAGGAGGGTCTGCCGTGGCGAATCTGCGAAAGCTCAATCTACAGTTTCCGCTTGCGGGGTTGAATCGTCGGGCCGCGTACCGACATCAGCCGCCGTACGCCACGGCAGACTGCATGAACGTGCGCCCTTTCTCCACTCTGGAAGGGCGCGAACGTGGGGGGAGCAGGCCCGGTCTTACCCGGTCCCATGTAGACCGACTCGGGACCGGGCCTGTCCGTCTTCTCACACAGATGCATGTCGCCTTCAGCGACGGCTTCACGGAGTTCAGCGATACCTTCGGCGGGTTGTCTCTCGCGGCTGCGTGGTCAACTGCATCATGGCTCTCGAACCCCGTGAGCATCCTGTCTTCGATGATGGCCAGCATTGATACAAGCGTGAGTGAGGGCGGCGTCGTTCGCAACGCTCTCACAATCGATTCGAGCAAAGACTACTCTGTTGAAGTCTTCATCTCTCCGTACATGGCTTCCCATCATGGGAAGTTTCGAGTGTATGCCAGGATGGACAACACGACTCCCGACGTTGAAGAAGACGGCATCGAGGTCGAGCTTGTCATGGAGGACGCGACGGGTGCGTATTCGGGGACGCTGACGAGTTACTCTGGCGGCACACCGACGGAGTATGCTCTCGCCAGCGGGACTCACAGCGCACCACAAGCCGGATGGCTCACCGTCCTGATATCAGGCAACAACGTATCCGTCTACTGGCGCGGAACGGCGCTGATAACGTCGCAAGCCGTCGATGCTCATACGGGGCTGCGTACCGGGTTCGGCATGAACTGTACCCAAGCTGGCGGCGTGTGTCTGGTGGACGCCTTCAGGGTTCAATACTACTCGACCGGGACAGTTCCGCAGGATCGTACATTGCTGATCGGAAGCGCCGGGGGCTCTATCTACAAGCAAGGATTCTTCGGCCGCATGAGCCAAGTGACGGCTGATGCGTCCGTGAGGGACGATACCCTTCTCACCGCAGCGCAGAGCGGCCAAAAGCTGTATATCGCTGACTACGGCGATCTTCGTGTGACTGGCACCGACGGCACGGCCAGTGGAACGTCACTCGACGCTACGGGGGTTGCCGACTGGTCGGCTCTCGGGATCGACACCGACAGCGATGTGGTGGTGATAACGAACGGGCTCGGCACGGTTGTTGACGGGACGTACAAAATCAGCACGGTCGCGGCCGGGAATCTGACGCTGGCCACAGCCATAGGGGCAGGGGCATGCTCGTACAGGATCGAGAGAGCGCCCAAGGTCTTCGATCCTTCCGACGATTCGCTCGTCATTCTCGAAGCGACAGCGGGGCAGGTGCCAACAGGTTGCCCCATCGTGACCCGCTACCTTGACAGGCTTGTGCTAGCAGGAGCCGAGACGGCCGCTCACGTATGGTACATGAGCAGGCAAGGGGACGTGACGGATTGGGACTATTCCCTAGAGGACTCGCAAGCCGCCGTCGCCGGATCATCGAGCGAAGCAGGCGTACCGGGCGAGCCTATCACCGCCCTTGTGGCGCACAGTGACGACTACTTGATCGTAGCCGGGAAACATTCGATTTGGAGAATGCGAGGCGATCCCGCTTATGGCGGCGTACTCGATGCACTGAGTCACACAATCGGAATTGTCGGGCGAAACGCATGGTGCCTCGGTCCTTCCGGCGAACTCGTCTTCATGAGCAC